GTGATGGTATTAGAGCATATGATCATCAACCAATAGAAGGTAGACCAGACAAATACATTGAAGGTGAAGTTATTGCTGTCGATGTCAAGTCAAAAACACAACCTGATGCTGAAGGATATCATGTTAAGGTAGATAAAGATACTCTGTTTCAAAAAACCTCACGTGTAGGTAAAACAGTTTTCGTTCCATATGAAATTCCTATGGACTATGACGAAAGAGTTTCAAAGGTTGACGCACATTTAGATTATATGAATGTTCCAGGACGTGAATATGATGCTGATGATGAAGAAGAAGCAAGAGCATTAGCAAAAAAAGATAAAGATGACGAAGCAAGAGCATGGGCAAGAAGTGGGGAAAGTAAAGACACTAACGAAGGACCCGAAGATCTTATTATTGATCTAGAACAAGACTTATCAGACATAGAAAATCTTGCAACTCAAATTACTGATGCCGATGCTGATACATTGCAAAGATATCCAGATTCAAATAATGATTGGGCAGAACAAATTAAAGATTTAGTTCAAAAAATAAAATTAAACTTACAACCTGTCGAAAATGTAAAAACTGAAGCAACAGGAACATTTATTGGTGGCAAAACAGGAACAGCAGACTTTGAACCACCTGAAAGTGACGAATGGGATGACATGATTATGAGTGATATTGCAGGCATGAATGAACGTGATCTAGTCCAATACATCGCAGGATTATATGACAGACTAGAAAGAGCAGGAGCACTAACCTCTTTCGATAAAAAAATAGAAGGTAAAATGAGTAACATCGATCTAGATCTAAAACAATTATCAGATAAAGAGTTCGAAAAGAAATATGGTAAGTCAAAAGAAGAACTTAAAAAAAGTTTAGGTGAACAAAATCCTGAACAAGGAATTGCTCAAAAGGCTCAACAACTTAGAGGACCAATGGGCGGAGGTTCTGGTTCAGGGCAAATGGTTGCAAAAGGATTAAGTAAAATGGCACAAGGTAAAGATCTTCCACTTAACCTTCAACAAGCATTGGCTCCATACGCACAAGCACTTACAAAATTAATGACTAATCCTCAACTATTTCAAAAGTTTAAACAAATAATTCAACAAGCCGGTGGAGGAGTTGCAGAAAAACGAGGAGTTGATCCCGATGTTGATGTTCCAAAAGATCATGAATATGGACCTTCAAGTGATAAAGCCCCTGCAGGCAAACGTGGATACAAATCATCGCCCGGCGCCAGAACAGCACATTTGAAAACAGTTAAAAAATGGGCAAAGAAAAAACGTAGACAAGGTGATAAACAAATTAGCATGGATGGTAAAAATAAATTACTAGACATAGGCAAAGCAATTAGAGAAAAAGCACAAGAACAAGGTTTACAACCATCAGCATTCTTAGGATACTTGGTTACTAAAGATCCTGAAAAATATGGCGCATTAGAAAAACTTCAGAATATTATCGATGGTAAAGACTCTGAATGAGATTTAAAGAATTGATAAAAGAAAAAAACTTGGTTCAAAAAGAATCAATGACTGACATCAGCAAACAACTAAAACATCCACAATCGGCTGGGTCACGTGGTTTAAAACACTTAAGAAAAAAAATTGATATATTAGAAGATAAATGGCCAAACATTGATCATTTTTACGATGTTAAAGAAAGTCAGTTAATATTAAAACGACCTAAAATGGATGACTATTTGGTAACGGCTATAAAGCAAATAGCAGACCAGTCTAAAGCATATCCAGAAATAATTGCCAGAATTTACGAAGCAATAACTGGTGATAAAACCACATATAATCCAAAATACGATTCATATACAATAGACAAATAATAATTTATCTGTTATAATGTAAATTGTTATAACAAAAAAGGAGATATCTAATGACAGGGAGAATGTTTGATGCTGACTCGACAGCAAAACTTAAAAGATTAATAGAAGAAGGTATGCAAGTCAAACAAGAAGTTTCTGACTTAAATGCTGGGTTACGTGAAACTGTTAAAGCATTGTCTGAAGAACTGGAAATTAAACCAGCAATGCTAAACAAAGCAATTAGTGTCGCATTTAAGGCAGGATTGCATGATGAACAAGCAAAACTTGAAGAACTGGAAACTATTTTAGCAACAGTTGGCAAAACACAATAGTGATAGCAACAGTTAAACAGTTCTTTAAAGATTCATATACCTTAAGTCCTGTGGCTTTTTGGTGTGAGACATTTGAAACTATATTATTAGTTGGTGGTAGTGCAGTATTAACATTTACAGTACTAGATCCAGCAACATGGATATTTGTTCCAATGTATTTGGTTGGTTCTATATTAGGAATAATTAGTTCAGTAATTCGTAAAGTAGCAATGGTAATATTTTTGTGCAGTTGGTTTACAGTAATGAATTTAATAGCATTAACAACATTAATAATTAATGCAATATGAGTTACATAGACGCATACTTTGATAGAGCACGAGACCAAATATACGTAGTTGAACGTATAAATGGTAAAAGAGAATACACAGACTATCCTGCTCGCTATGTATTTTATTACGACGATCTTAAAGGTAAACATAGATCTATATTTGGTACTCAGGTTAGTCGAGTAAGTACCAAACAAAATAAAGATTTTCAAAAAGAACTTGCAATTCATAAAGGTAAACAAATCTATGAAGCAGATATAAATCCAATATTTAGATGTCTTGAAGACAATTATATCGATCGAGAGGCTCCAAATATGAACGTATGCTTCTTTGACATTGAAGTAGACTTTGATCCTGCAAAAGGATTCTCAAAACCAGCTGATCCTTTTATGCCAGTTACATCAATTTCTTGTTATCTTGAATGGACAAAACAACTAATAACAATTACTGTACCACCTAAAACACTTACTAAAGAAGAAACGATAGAGAACTTAAAAGATTTTGAAAACACATACATTGTTGATAATGAAGCAGAACTTTTGCAAACATTTCTTGGCATCATAGAAGATGCTGATATATTAAGTGGTTGGAACTCAGAAGGTTATGATATACCATATATTGTTAACAGAACAATAAAAATATTAAGCAAGGATGATGCTCGTAAAATGTGCTTATGGAATTTATTACCACGCAAAAGAAAATTTGAACGTTTTGGTAACGAAGAAATTACATATGATTTAATTGGTCGTGTACATTTAGACTATATGCAACTATACAGAAAATACACATATGAAGAAAGACATTCGTTTAGTTTAGATGCAATTTCATTTCAAGAACTAGGTGAACAAAAGACATTATACGAAGGAACACTAGACTCATTATACAACAACGACTTTAAAACATTTATCGAATATAATAGACAAGATGTTATGTTAATTTCTAAACTTAATAATAAACTAAAATTTATTGATTTAGCAAACGAATTAGCACACGCAAATACTGTATTACTACAAACGACAATGGGTGCTGTGGCTGTTACAGAACAAGCTATTATAAATGAAACTCATAAACGTGGCATGGTAGTTCCAAACAGACCACATCGTGAACCACACTCAACATCAGCGGCAGTTGGGGCCTATGTTGCAACACCTAAAAAAGGATTACATGATTATATTGGCTCAATCGATATTAATTCACTATACCCATCTATTATTAGAGCATTAAACATGGGACCAGAAACTATTGTTGGACAAATAAAACAAGATGCTACAACTAAAATGATTGAAGAACGCATACAATTCGACAAAAAGACTCCAGCATCAGCATGGGAAGGTGAATTTGCTACAGTTGAATACACAGAAGTTTTAAGAAAAAATAGAGCATTCAATTGTGTAGTTGAATGGGTGAATGGAACTGAAAGTACACATACAGCGGCAGAACTGTATGGTATGATATTCGAAAATGGATCTAAATGGGGTTTATCTGCAAATGGTACAATATTCACATATGAGTTTGAAGCAATTATTCCAGGGTTATTAGAAAAATGGTTCTCTGAACGAAAGAAAATGCAAGATAAATTACGTGAATCTATACAAGTTGGAAATAAAGTTGAACAAGCATTCTGGGATAAAAGACAATTAGTTAAAAAAATTAACTTAAACAGTTTATACGGTGCTCTATTAAATCCAGGTTGTAGATTCTTTGACTTAAGACTAGGACAATCAATAACATTAACAGGTAGAACTATTACAAAACATATGGCGGCAAAAACAAATGAAATTATTACAGGAGAATATGATCATCGAGGCAAAGGAATAATATATGGTGATACTGATTCTGTTTACTTTTCCGCATACCCTATGGTTAAAGAAGAAGTTGAAAATAATAAAATGACTTGGACAAAAGAATCATGTATTGAATTGTATGATAAAATTGCAGATGAAGTAAACAAGTCATTTCCAAGATTTATGTATGAGGCTTGCCATTCACCAGAAGCAAAAGGTAAAATAATTCGTGGAGGTAGAGAAGCAGTAGCATCAAAAGGTTTGTTTATTACTAAAAAACGTTATGCTATTTTGATTTATGATCTAGAAGGTACTAGACAAGATAAAGTTGAAGGTACTTGGAACAGAAATGTTAATACTGACGAATATGGAAAAGTTAAGGCAATGGGATTAGACTTAAAAAGATCTGATACACCAAAATTTGTACAAGATTTCTTAAGTGATATATTATTAATGGTACTAACAAACAAAACAGAAACAGAAATAATAAAATTTATTCAAGATTTTAGATTAGGATTTAGGGAACGACCAGGTTGGGAAAAAGGAACACCAAAACGTGTAAACAATTTAACTGAATATGTTAAAAAAGAACATAGACTTGGTAAAGCAAATATGCCTGGCCACGTAAGAGCAAGTATGAACTGGAATAACGTTAAAAAAATGTACAAAGACCAGCATTCATTAGATATAATGGATGGTTCAAAAGTTATTGTATGTAGATTGAGAAACAATCCATTAGGATATACATCAATAGCATACCCTATAGATGAATTACGAATTCCACAATGGTTTAAGGAGTTATCTTTTGATAACGAAGGAATGGAAGAAGCTATAATTAATAAAAAGCTAGACAACTTAATTGGTGTACTAGATTATGATTTAGGAGCATCAGAGCAAAACAATACGTTTTCAACTCTATTTGAATTTTAATGAGATTAGAAATCAAAAATAAATTTAATGATATAATACAAGAATTAAACTCTATTGATTTGAACAAACTCGAAGATCACCAAAAGACATTAGAAGATATGCTAAAAAAAACACATAAAGCAATTTCTATGTTGCGTGATATAAATCCAAATGTATTGTCTGCTACTAATATGGAATCAACAAATTCAAAAACAGCAGAATGGTTTGAATTAGATAGAAAAACTAAATCTGAACCTATAATTCCACCTAAACTAAAAGAAGATTTAACATCGATCTGCAACAATGAAAAAACTAATATGCTATCATGCCTTCTATTAGGCTTAGGTGATGGCTATTGGATTGATCATTTATCAGCATTTGAACAAATTCATACTGTTGATTTTTATCCACATATTCCGGAAGAACTTAATAAAAAATATCAACCAAAGTTTTTAGCACATCTAATCCATTGTATGTTAGATGCTAATCATGGATACACTAATTTAGATATAATACCAAATGATGAAGTTGGATATATTTTTAGTTGGGATTTTTTACCATATTTTACTGTACCACAATTAAAAAAATTATTTACACAAATGAATAATAAACTAATAAATGGTGGGCGAGGACTTATACATTTCGCAAATGCTGACAACAAAAACGATCTAGAATTAATTAAACAAGGATATTATGCATACAATGATCAAAAAACAATTACAGAACTTATATTCAACTGTACCAATTTTGATATTGAACAAATTCATACTGATACTCCAAACTGTTCTTATATACAATTTAAGAAACCAGGTGATGTTGACTGGAAGAAACAAGAATGGTGGCGTTATAATCTTATTACCAAACGTGATCCAGAAGTAAAAATATTGCCTCCAGAAGATTAAAAATGTTGACTACAGATCTAAATAATGTTAATATTAATAAACAATTCTTATAAGGAATAGGCAATGAAAGACACATTATTAGACATAGTAAAGCATACACATACATTAGGCTTTCTAAATCTGGTTAAGATTGTATCAGATAGTAAAGAAACAACAATCGAATCAATGGCAGATGACAGATCTGTTATTATGAAAGGAAAATTTCACAAACCAGTTGCTGGTATTGATGGTACATTTGGTATGCCACAGTTAAACAAACTAGACATATTGTTAAAAGTACCTGAATACAAAGACAATGCAAAAATTACAGTTACCACTAGAGATAAGGACGGAGTAAAATATCCAACAGGATTACATTTTGAAAACGCAAATGGTGACTTTAAAAATGACTACAGGTTTATGAATGCTGAAATTATTGAAGAAAAACTTAAATCTGTTAAGTTTAGAGGTGTTACTTGGGATATAGAATTTGAACCAACAATGGCATCTGTTACAAGATTAAGTTATCAAGTTCAAGCAAACAGCGAAGAAACTTCATTTATTGCTAAAACTGATGGCACGGATTTGAAGTTTTATTTTGGAGACCATTCAACTCATGCAGGAGAATTTATTTTCCAACCAAATGTTACAGGCACATTAGATAAAAATTGGGCATGGCCGGTTGCACAGGTTCTACAAATATTAAAGTTGGCAGAATCATCATCTTTAAAGATACATTTATCAAATGAAGGTGCATTACAAATTACAGTTGATTCTGGCATCGGTGAGTATCAGTTTATTCTTCCTGCTCAAAGCAAGTAAGTGAACACTAATCTCACAGAGACCCAAAAAGATTATGCAGTCTTTTTACCTGCAGTCAGTGGTTTTTATGCAACATTTATTGGCAAACAACGATTTGAAGAATACGTAAACTATAAACGTATTCCAAAAAACTTTGTAAATGGAGTAGAAAGTTTAAACTTCCTAGATCCAAAAGCACAATTTAATTATAAATGGTGTTTGTATTCGGCAGGTCATGCCGCATTAGACCTAAACAAAGATGCCCCAGGTGAAGATATGTTTCGCAATAGAGATAAGTCAACATCATGGACATTAGGCGACTCAGGTGGATTCCAAATAGGTAAAGGTGTATGGGAAGGTGATTGGAAAGATCCTCATTGTCCTAAAGCATCAAAAAAACGTACAGCAGTATTAAAATGGATGGACGCATTAATGGATTATGGAATGATACTAGATATTCCTGCTTGGGTATCTAGATCACCCGAAGGTCAAAAAGCAACAGGCATTAAGAAATATGAAGACGCACTTGCGGCTACAGACATTAACAATCAATACTTTATGAAAAATAAAACAGGTGCTTGTAAATTTGTCAACGTGTTACAAGGTGAAAATCATACAGATGCAGATAACTGGTATGAACATATGAAACATTACTGTGATCCTAAACAATATCCTGAAACACACTTTAATGGTTGGGCAATGGGTGGACAAAATATGTGTGACATACATTTAGTTTTAAAAAGATTGGTTGCATTACGGCATGATGGGTTATTAGAAAAAGGTGTGCATGATATAATGCACTTCTTAGGTACATCAAAATTAGAATGGGCAACACTATTAACAGACATCCAACGAGCAGTAAGAAAATACCACAACGAAAACTTTACTATTACATTTGATTGTGCATCACCATTCCTTGCAACAGCAAATGGACAAGTATACACATCAATTGAAATTGAAGATAGAAAGAAATGGGTCTACAGAATGATTGCATCAGCAGATGATAAAAAGTATTCCACAGACACCAGACCATGGCGTGATGGTGTGTTAGCAGATAGTATATTTCCAAAGTTTGAAGATTCACCTGTTACAAAAGGATTAACAATGAAAGATGTTTGCATTTATGCACCAGGCGACCTAAATAAAATGAAGAAAGAAGGTAAAACATCATGGGATTCTTTTTCATATGCAATACAAATGGGACATAATATTTGGATGCATTTAACCGCAGTACAAGAAGCAAATAGACAATATGATGCTGGTATGATACCAGCAATGCTTGTTGACGAATCCTTTGATCGTGTTATGCTTAAAGATATAGTAGAGGCAATTTTTGCAACAAGCAATAAAGAAGAATCAGAAATGATAATAGAAGAATATAGCAGATACTGGATGTCAATAATTGGCACCAGAGGTGCAGTTGGTAAAAAAACCGTTAATGCATCAACACAATTCGCAAACTTATTTGAGGAGGTATAAAATATGAGTGACATTGAAGAATTTACATCAACAAAATCATTCTTTAATTTTCCTTGTGCCCATAGACAGTACAGACACGATGGAAACTGCCATTTAATACATGGTTATAGTAGAAGTTTTCGCATAGTATTTGGTGCTCAAACAATGGATAAAGCAGGCTTTGTTGTTGATTATGGTGACTTAGACGAATTAAAGCATTGGTTAGAAGCAAACTATGATCATACTCTTGTTATTGACCAAAATGATCCGTGGATGGATACATTTAAGAAAATGCATGAAGCAGGCGTATGTAAATTAGTAGTACAAGAAGAAGGACCAGGTATGGAAGGTACAGCAATGAGGATTTGTACTCATGCCGATGAATGGTTACGCAAAAAAACTAGAGGCAGAGCATGGGTTATTAGTGTAGAGGCTTGTGAAAATGAAAAAAACAGTTCTATCTATGTAAATCCAGATGCAGGGTTCAAAGGATGGACATAAAATGAATGATAGTTTAAAAACATTAAAGAAAAAACATAAAGAGTTAAGTAAGAAAATTGAAATAATAGAGGAAGTCCGAGATTATGATCGGTCCATGGTTACTAAACAAAGATTAGTTGATCTTAAAAAACAAAAACTAAGATTAAAAGATCAGATTGCTGAATTAGAAAATGAAACGTAATACTCAAAAAAGTATCCTAAGAGCCAAACGCAATACTAAAAAACGTACACGTAATCATATGAAACGTAAGCAAAGAGCATATTCAGATCATATGAAAGTATTATTTGGTGAAGAATATAATCCATTTAGTTTTGCACAGGCAACTAAAGCAGTTAAAGAAAGAGATCAAAAACTTAAAAAATGAAACGTGACTATAAAACAGGTGTAAAAGGCATAACAACTGAACCAATACTTTTTACTGGTACAGAAGTTGAACATACTCCAGCACATGGACATAAAACTTTATTTGTAGTTGGTATTCTTGCTGATGCTACAGAAATCGTTGAATATGCACGTGGATATGAATGTTCTCATGTATATTTAGGAGCAAATCATAGTTTCGTAGGTGATGACAAGTATCATTATAGTGTAATGATTAAAAAGATTATAAAAGAACCAATGTGGTGTACACTTGAAATGACCAATGATGTTTACAAAGAATGTAACGGCTGGTTGAATAAATTTGCAAAAGAGTCATATTTTATTCCAAACATAAGAGTAGAACTACCTAACATAATGAAAATGAATTACAACACAACTATCAAAATAGGTGATGTTGATTATAAAGCAACCAATCCTGGTGTTTGGTGCTATAAACTTAACGATCTACAAAAGTCTAATTATTTCACTAGTTGGAATGAATATGGACAAGATCAAATTATAGATGAGGTAAACAAATGATAGATACAGATTGGCCTAGTGATACAAACCCACCATATGAAGATCCTACTCATACAGAATCGATGGTATGGGTAACATTTCGTAAAGAAGGAATACACAAATACCCAGCGGCATTAGATGATCCTAAACTTGTAGATGTAAGTTTTTTAGGATACCCACATAGACACATATTTCATTTTAAAGTATGGATTGAAGTTTTTCACGATGATAGAGATGTTGAGTTTATATTGTTTAAACGTTGGCTAGAAGGATTATATGATGGCACATTAGAACTTGATTATAACTCATGTGAAATGATTGCAGATGATCTGCACAAAGAAGTAACAAACAAATATCCTAGAAGAAAAATTTGGATATCAGTATCGGAAGATGGAGAAAATGGCTGTATCAAAAAATATAAGTGAATTTCCAGATAATGCAATGGACATTTGGCAAGACATTGATGAATATAAAAAATTTTGTAAAGAACATAAATTACCTTTTAGATATCATCAACTATACAAGAAACACACACCATGGATTATATTTTGGACATGGCGTGAAACTGGTAAACTTAATTTAAACTTATGGAGTTCTAAAGAACAATGACAATATACATTGTAGATATAGAACCAGTAGAAACAAGATATACAGCACAATGGAAGGAGCATCTTCCAAAACAGTTAATAAAAAAAACTGGTAGAAAAGTTGTAACAATTTCAGGCGGTAATGTTCCACAAATGACTACACCAGGTGCGTTTTTAAACTTTGCTGGTACAAATGTTTACAAATCTGCACAAGCAATTAAAATTGCTGAAAAATTTGCACAAAATGAAATTGAGGATGGCGATGATTTCATATTTACTGATGCTTGGAATTCTACTGTTATACAATTAAAATATATGGCTGACTTGCTACAAAAGAAAA